TTGCTACTGAAGCTGCTGAAAAAGCAGTTGCACAGTATGCAATGAAACAAGCCGAACTTAAAGCTGCTGAACTTAAATTAGCTGACGAAGCTGCTGAAAAAGCTGCTACTGACGTTGAAGTTCAAAAAGCCTCCGAGGAAGCAAAACAGGAAGAACAAAAAACTGTAATCCAAGCTGGATTAACAGGAGCCGAAAGGCTTATGTCTGACGTTGAGAAGCGTGTTAATGATAACTACTCTAATTTAGAGACAGTTGTTAAATCACTAGAAGCTCAACTAGCAGAGAAGTCTGAAGAAATCATGAATATTCGTGATTCTAAAAGACACTTTGCAGATAGACAAGGTAACAACAGCGATTGGAAAAAATCGTTTGAAAACGACATCATTGATGCAAAATTTGCTGGTCTAGCGACTGGTAAAGGATGGAACAATGATTACGCTAAAGGGTTAATGGAAAAAGTAAATCAACATTCAGGTGTTGAAGTTTCTTCTGCTGACTTTGAACAAATCGTTTCAACTAACATTGAAAGAGATATTCAAAATGAACTAGTTTTAGCTCCTCTATTTAGAGAAATTGAAATGACTTCAGCTAATATGATTATCCCTATCTTACCAGATGCTGGGTACGCTGAATTTGCTTCAGGGCAAACTGCTTCAGGTACAGGTAACTATGGTAACTTAGAAGAAAGAACAGACAATAGTGCTGCTCCTTTCACAGGCGTGCAGTTAACTGAAAGAACTCTTTCAACTGTAAAACTTATTTCTCAGTCTTACCTAGGTAACGAAACTGAAGAAGATGCTATTATGCCAATTCTACCATTGATCAGAGAATCTATGGTTAGAGCGCATGCTAGAGGTATTGAAAATGCAATTTTAGCAGGTAACCATGATAATGGTCACTATACATCTGGAGCATTCGAAGGTCTATTAGCAGCTGCTGATTCAGACAACCATGAAACATCAGACGGAGCAGCACCATTTGCCGCTACCGATGCAGTTACTGCAGCTGATCTTCTTGGTATGAGAAAAAATATGGGCAAATATGGTGTTAATCCATCAGAAGTTGTTTATATCGTCTCACAAGATGTCTATTACAATCTACTAGAAGATCCAGAGTTCCAAGATGCTAATTTAGTAGGCGATATGGCTACTAAACTAAGTGGTGAAATTGGTCAAGTATTCGGTTCACGAGTACTATTATGTGACGAGTTCGCTACTAAGGCTGCTGACAAGTATGCTGCTATTGCAGTGTATCCTAGAAACTATGTAATGCCTAGACTACGTGGTGTAACCATTGAGTCTGATTACGAAGTTGCTAACCAGCGCAGAGTATTAGTTGCTTCACAAAGACTTGGCTTCACCGATTTAATCGATGGTGCTACTTCTAAGTGGGCGTTCTCTTACAAACCAGCTAGTTAATAATTAGCTTAGACAGGATTCGTGGGGCAGCCTAAATTGCCCCACACTTTTAATAATTATGGCAGATTTAATAACAGTACAGGAATACAAGAACGCAGAAGGGTTAGCCAGTCAAAAGGATGATCAGCGTCTTGACATTATTGTACCACAAGTTAGTGATTTAGCCAAGAAGTATTGCGGTACTTCATTTGTTGATTATTATAGTAGTGATAAAACCGAAGAAATTTCAGTTTCCGACATTTTTACTAGTACTATAATCGTCAGTGAAAGTCCACTTGTAAGTGTGACTTCCGTAAAAGAAAGAGCAAGCTACGAGGCTGCATATGAAACTCTTGCAATAAGTGACTATGAATATTATGTAGACACTGCAGCAGATGCAATAGTAAGAACAACAAAGAGTGGAACAAAGAGATCGTTCCCACGAGGAATGGGAAGTGTGCAGATAGCATACAGAGCAGGCTACAGTGCCGCCCCAAAAGATCTCAAATTAGCACTTTTTGATTTAGTTACTTATTATCTAAAAGACGAACACAAAGAACGAAGAAGTATTGCAGGAGCATCCCTTCAGAATCAAGGAACTTCTGGAATGCGAGATAATACAGATTTTCCAGATCACATAAAAAGAGTACTTGATCTGCATAGAGTTATAATTTAGTGTCTAGTGCAAACTTAAAAAAGTTTTTAAATAATGTTGCTGTTCCACATTTTAAGAAAAGAGCAGGAAATAAAGGGCAGCGGACAAATATAGAAGAAACACCGGGGCAGATTTTTATAATCGAAGAAAACACATTTAAAAAAGAGTTTATTAAAGCCGGATTAACAGTAGGAATAACAGATAAAGCTTTAGAAGCTAATTGGGAAAGAGCATTAAAAGCTACAGTAAAAGTTTTTAATACGATGGATCTTAAAGGTGTTCCAAAAGCTAGACAAAAACAAATAAAAGCGGAGTTAAAAGACCCAAAGTTCAAAGCAAAAGTTATAGGAACTGTAGGCATGATAGCAAAAGTTCATTATTTTATAGTGAAAGATTATCAAGCAGCAGGAGATCAAAAGAAACCTGGCGGAAGATTTAATAAAGCTTTAACTCAGATATATAAAGAATTAGGAGCGGACGCTGAACTTGCACAATATACAATTGGTGGAGCAGCTAACATTCAAGGAGATAAAGGATTAACCGATGGAACGCAGGAAAATGTTACAGGGTTCAACCTAGGACATGGAGAGTTCGGTAGAGCTGTTGCAGGACTAACAGCAAAAGAAATAAAAGAAAAAGCACAACGCAGGAAATCGCTAAGTGCAGAAGATAAGGATAAAATATATAACGTTTTCGCAGAGGTAGATGATGAACTAAAAATTAGTATAAATCATGAATTTGTTTTTACTGCGAGCGGAAAACTAAGAAAAGACTATATTTTAGTACTTTCTTTACAGTCAGCCTCTGAGAACCTTAAAGATGCAAAAAAAGAAAGATTAGCGTTCGAAAAACTAGAAAAAGATTTAAAAAAATTAGCAAAAGACCCGACATCAACAAAGCTAACAGATGCTATAAAAATGTCGATAATGCACTCAATGTCTCGATCAAAGTATACAGCTACAAAGACAAAGACAAAAGAAAGATTTCACGAAAGAAGTAGAGCAAACGATAAGAAAAAGATTAAAAGACAAACAGGTGTAAGAGTGGCAAGAATGGGTTCCGTAATGTCGATGCAACAAGCAAAGAGAATAGGAAAGCCAAAAAGAAAAACACAAAATAAAAAAGATAAAAGAAATTTATTAAGTTACATAAACGAAATAAATAAAAGATTACCTAGAAAAGTAGAAGAAAATATGGGAGCTCCCGCCTTAGAAAGTAGAACAGGAAGATTCGCACAAAGCGTAAGAGCAGTGAATGTAACAAAAACAACACAAGGGCACCCAAGTATAGGATATACATATGCTAAAAATCCTTACCAAGTATTTGAGCCGGGAGAAGGTAAAAAACCTTGGGCATCTACAGACAGAGATCCAAGACAAGTAATTGATAGGTCTTTACGAGAAATAGCAGTCGAACTAGCTTTAGGCAGATTCTACACAAGGAGATTATAGTGGCAAATAGAGATTATACAACAAGACGCAGTAGCATAGTAAATGCCTTTGTAGACTTATTAGGACAAATAAACGGAACTGGAAAATTTAAGTCTGATTTAGCAAGCGTAGAACCTAGAATAAAATTTTGGGATGAAGTTGAAGAATTTCCCGCTATTCATGTAAATTCAGGTAGCGAAACCAGAGAATATTTAGGTGGCGGAGAAAAATTTAGATTTTTAACAGTAACTTTTCGTTGCTATGTAAATGAAGAAGATGCTGTAGTGGCATTAGAAAAATTATTAGAGGATGTTGAAACAATTATTGAAGACAATAATCCTTTAAGTTATACAGACCCTTTGGGGAATACTATAAATACTATACAACATACTATAGTTAGCATAGATACCGATGAAGGGGTTTTAGAACCTTTGGGTATTGGTGAAATTATCACTGAAATCCAATATTAATGAAAACGGATAAGCAGACAAAAGTCTAGCTGACCCCTTTTCAAAGCAAAAATAGGAGAATGTAAAATGGCAGATACATTTTATTACTCGAGAGATACCAAAGTCCACCTTACTGATAGCGCAGGAGCAATCTATAAGATACCAGTACTGGATGGATTCAGTTTTTCTCAAGCAACCAATGCAACAGAAGTTACATTGAACGAGATGGCTACATCAGCCGGTGTGAGTAGAAGAGCTAGACAAATGTTTACTGATTCTTACGCTCCAGCGGAATGGTCGTTTCAAACGTACATCAGACCTTTTAAATCTGGTGGCGGTGGATCAGGCGAACACGGAGCAGTAGTTCATCACATGGTTGAAGAACCTTTATGGAATGCTTTAGCAGGTAGTGGAGCAGTAGGAGCCTCTGGGTCAGCTTTAACAGTAGACGGAACAGACGCAAACATTGCATTTACTAACTCAAACAAAGTAGCATTAGACACATTTGACTTGTTCTTTGAAATGGGAACAGGAAAAGCAAATCCAACTATTTATAAAATAGAAGGATGTGTTGTAAATGAAGTTTCAATTGATTTTGATATTGATGGTATTGCAACAGCAAACTGGTCAGGAATGGGCTCAATCATAACAGATGTACCTTCCATGACAACTGCAACTATTGTAGAAGGAACAGCATCAGCAGATACTAATAACTTTATTAGAAATAGGCTAACCGATTTGACTGTAACAAATGATGTTACCGTTCAAGCTGGTGGTAATGGTAGTTCTTCAAGTACTACAGTTACTTTAACTGGTGCTAATAGCTTAATTAAAGCTGGACAAGTTGTAAAAGGAACTGGAATAACTGCAGGAACAACTGTAGTTTCAATTTCAAATGTAACTTTAGTACTAAGTGGAGCAATGAGCGTTGCTAATGCAACAGATCTTACTTTCTCAAATGCAGGAATGACAGACACTTACTCCTTAACACTAACTGGTGGAAACGTTACTATTTCAAACAATATGACCTTCTTAACACCAGAAACACTAGGCGTTGTAAACCAGCCTTTAGGACATGTTACAGGAACTCGTTCCGTATCAGGTAACTTTACTTGTTACTTAAACACTCCTTCCTCTGGAGCATCTAGTGCAGATTTATTTGAGGACATTATTGAATCAACCTCTGTAATAACAAATTCATTTGATTTGGCATTTGTTGTAGGTGGCTCAGGTAATACTCCAAGAATGGAAATTAATATGAATAATTGCCATTTGGAAGTACCAACACATTCAATTGATGATATCATAAGCTTGGAAACAACTTTCCATGCCTTACCAACCTCAGTTGACGCTGTAGACGAAATAGACTTAGTCTTTGTCGGACCAACAGTAACATAACTTTAGAAGGGAGGGGCAACCCTCCCCTCATTTAACCAGGAAACAGAATGACAGAACAAGAAAACAAAACAGTATCATTAGCGAGTTTATTAACTCCAAGTAAAACAGTCTCAGTAGACTATCCCAGCATGGCTGGATTTTCTGTTGACCTTTGCTATCTAGCAAGGGAAGAATTACTAAAACTACGAAGTCGTTGTCTTTCTCAAAAGTTTAATCGTAAAACGAGAGCTTTTGATGAACAATTAGATGAAGACAAGTTTTTAGTAGAGTACGTAAAAGCTGTAATCAAAGGATGGAAAGGCTTAAAATATTCTTACCTAGAAGAGCTTCTATTGGTGGACATTAGTAGTCTTGATCCCGACGATGAACTTCTATTTACTCAAGAAAATGCTGAAACGCTGATGAAAAACGCAGCGGATTTCGACACTTGGGTTACAGAAGTAACAGGTGATCTAGAAAATTTTACCAGAGCCAAGTAAATCAAATACTTGGTCTCTTAGACAAACAATATAAAGACGGACAACTAGCTTTTGACACTTACATAGATTTATGTGAGCAACGAGGAGAGGACCCCGACTTTAACGAAATGCCACCGACTACCGAGGATTATCCTATGGAAGTTCAGGTGGCTTTTTTATTGCACGACCTTTTACCAGATCGCTGGGAAGGTATGAGTGGTTCTTATATGGGAAAAGATTTTTCCTGTATGGGAAGTCTATTTGACATATGGGAAGTAGAAGATAAAAAAAGTTGCTTGTATTTTATAAAGCATATTGAAGCAAGAAATACAAATAAAGTAAATAAATCTCAAGAACGAAAACGAAAAGCTTCCGAAAGTAAAGCTAAAGCTGGTGGAAAATCAGGAATTAACGTACAAGGCTAATGGCAAAAAAAGACGAAATAAAGATAAAGATTAATATCGACGGCAAAGATATTGAACTTACAAAAAAGCAGGCAAAAGCACTAGGCAAAGAACTAGATAAAACAGGTACTTCTGCGCATTCTACAGATAGACGCTTAAAAGGTGTTGCTCAGACATCTTCAAACTCAACTAAAAACTTTTCAAAGATGGCTCAGGGCATTACGGGGGGACTTGTGCCCGCCTATGCTACCTTAGCCGCTAATATATTTGCCATCGGAGCAGCTTTTAGATTTTTACAAAGTGCCGCAGACTTTAGAATATTAACACAAGGACAAGCAGAATATGCTCAAAGAACAGGACAGTCTTTATCAATTATGACTCGTCAGCTGCAGGCAGCTACAGATGGTCAGTTAGCTTTTGCAGATGCTGCACAATCAGTAGCAATCGGAACAGCTGCAGGACTTTCAATTAAACAAATTAATCAACTTGGTGTCGTTGCAAAAAACGCTTCACTCATGTTAGGTCGAGATCTTACAGATTCATTTAATAGATTAGTAAGAGGTGCTGTGAAAGCGGAACCAGAACTATTGGATGAATTAGGTATTATTCTACGACTTGAAACTGCATCTGAAAAATATGCATTATCTATTGGTAAAACTAAAGACCAATTAAATATATTTGAAAAATCTCAAGCAGTTGTAAACGAAGTTCTTGAACAAGGGTTAGAAAAGTTTGGAGGAGTGGAAACTCAAACAAACTCATTAACAAAATTAGCAAAGGCATTTGATGACTTAGTAAATACTATTAAAAGTGCAATTGGACCTATGGCAGAATTTATGGCAGTAGCTCTTTCTCAAAATACTGCTGCAACAGCAGGAGCAGGTTTAATACTTGGTGGTGGTGTGCTTCGAGCAATTACTCCACAAACAAGAAGTTTAGGATCTGACCCTGCCCAAGCTTTACGAGCACAAGAGCAGTTTGGTCAATTGTACAGTGGTAAGCGTTCTATGCATGACAAAGGCGCTCTAAAAGCTATGGAACGTGATATGGAAAAAGCATATAAAAAAGCTGAAAAGGGCAGAATAAACTCCGTATTCAATGTAGAAAGATTTACACGAGCTGAGGCACGACGAACACTGCAAACTCTAAAAGTATTAAAACTTGAAGAAGAAGCAATGAATGCAAATTTCTTTACTAAATTTATGATTGGCATTAAAGCAACATATGCTACATACCGTATTGAACATGGAGTTACTATGTCATTTATTAAAACAACTGCAGTAGTTGCAGGACAAGTAATGAATAAAGCTCTTATGTTAGTTAGCTATATTGGTATAGCAATTAGTATCGTAGGCGTTTTAGGACAATTATTGTCTAAATCAGACGACGCAGAGAAAGCCTTTAAAGCAGCACAAAAACAATTTGGTAGTATGTTCGCACAAAATGCAATAGATCTTGAAAATACAATTGCAGGACTAAAAACTCATAATGCTTTACTAACAAATGCCTTACAAACAGCAAGATCTTTATCAAATATTGATTATAGTCAATCTCGAGCAGCCTTTGCAGGGGGTTTGGGAGCAAATAACTATGAAGGACGTGCTGGATCAGGTAGAGGCATGACAGATAAAATACAAAATTTTATAAACAGGACGATTGGTGATACAGACGCGTCGTATAATAAAAAGACACTTAGTGAAGACCAAATAAAGGGAATGACAGGAATGGTTTCAACTTTAAATTCACAAATGGAACTACTTGTTGCAGGGGGCACCCACCATACTGAATTAGCTGGGTTAGCGGCAGGTATCAAATCTGTTGTAGATGTCTTTCAAGCAGGTGAAGGAGATCAAGGGGACTTCGATAGTTTCTTACTACTTCTAGATAAATTAGAGAAAGGTACAGGGGCACAAAACGGAATGAAGGGTTTATCTCAAACCACACAAATAATGGCAAGTTCTGCTCAAGATTTCTCAAAAGCACTCAATTCTTTTAGAGCACCTCAAACACAATTAACTCGTTTAACAACTAATATATTAGCTGTCGGGGATGCAATGGCAGGAGTTGGAAAGGCTTTCCAAAGTGGGGAATTTAAAATGAAAGTTGGAGCGGATGGAAAAGGATCTTTCTTTGATGCAGCAACAACTTCAATGATGAGCACTTTTTTACCGGGCGATGTCATGGAAAAAATGAGAACAGAACAACAAGGATTAGTAAACGGTCAAAATGTTATGACTGACGAAGCTTTTGCAAAAGCCGGTGGATCTTTTATTGCTAAATATGGAGGACTAGTACAAGCCGAAGCCACGCGACTCCACGGGATAGAAATGGCCATGATTACAGGAAAAATTGGTCTTGAAACGGCACTGCTTGATAGAACAATGGGTCAATCAAAATTAAGAGCAGGACAATTGGTAAAAGAAGGCAAAGTATTAGAACTTCAAAGACAACAAGGGGATGCTTTAACTCTAATCCAAGAATTAGAATCCAAGGGACTAAACAAAGATGACGCACAAATAGCACTGGAAAACGAAAAACTAAACAATATAAATGCTAAAATACGAAAAGCAAAACTGGAAGCGAGTGCTCTACATCAAGTACAACAAGTATTTCGAGATTCTTTTGAGGCAAGTATGGCAACAGCTTTCCAAAGTATTATAGAAGGTACTTCAAACATGAAAGACGCTTTCTTAAGTATGACAAAATCAATACTATCAGCAATAGCACAAATACTTTCAAAACAAGCAGCTATAGCAATCATGGGAATGATACCAGGAATGCCTGGAATACCTATAGGAGGACCAGGAAGTAGAGAGGGTGGTATATTAAGTTCTCCTGGGTATCGTTCATTTGGAGGAGGCGGAGTAGCAGATGGACCAGACTCTGGGTATGCAGCAACACTTCATGGGACAGAAGCAGTCGTACCACTTCCAAACGGTAGAAGCATACCAGTAGAAATGTCAGGCGGAACAGGTGGAAACAATGTAACCGTAAATGTAAGTATGTCAACTGGAGAATCTTCTAGCACAGGAGACGGAGCCGATGCATATGAGCTAGGAAGAGCAATATCAACAGCAGTATCAAACGAAATATCAAAACAACAACGACCAGGCGGCACATTAAGCCCTTATTAATAGATTATGGCATTTGGAATATATAAAGCAGACAACGGAAATATAACAGGATTCTCTGCGCCTGTACAACCAGACAAAGGAATGGCACGAAGCACTACGTCCAGAGTTCTTGTAGCGCAGTTTGGAGATGGATATGAACAACGACTTGCAGATGGAATTAATACTCTAAATCAAATTATGAATGTTAGTTTTACTACACGACCAAAAGCAGAAATAGATGATCTTGTTGCTTTTTTTGAAAGTCTTGGAGGAGTAAGCAGATTTAAATTTAACTTAGAAGATAGTAATGAAGGTTCAAATACAGAAACAATTTTATGTGTTTGCCAAGACTGGAACCAGTCTTGGGCATATGACAACTTCTATTCTTTAACAACAACTTTTAGGAGAGTATACGAGTCATGACATTAGTAAGTGATTTTCAAAAACAACAACCAGGTTCCGAACTTGTTGAGTTATTTGAAGTAGAAAAACTTGATGGTACGTTTGCCTATTTTACACAGGGAGAAGACTCAGATGGTTCTTCTTTACAGATGTACGATTATAGTTCAAATAGTACTTTAAGAACTTATGCTCCTTGTCCTATTACAATGGAAGGATTTGATATTAAAGCTACAGGAGCAATTACAAGACCAGTTTTTAATATTGCAATCATTGATAATACTTTTTCAACAGCAATAGGCACAACAGACTATGACAAATTACTAGGTAAAAAAATAATTCGTCGTGTTACTTTAAAAAGATACTTACAAGGAGAAGCTTCTGATTCAGGATCAGGGAATAATCCAATTGAATTTACAAGACAAGTTTGGACAGTAGCAAAAATAAGCGCACGAGACGCTATAACAATTACATTTGAGTTAGCTGCTCCCTTTGACTTACAGGGCGTCACTATTCCAGCAAGAGAAATTGTATCAAATGCATGTCCTTGGGAATATACAGGAGCAAGCCCAGATTTAGCGGAACACGCAAAGTGTGGTGGGTGTACTTGGGATCGACAAGGTAAATTTACTCGTCAAAATTATACTAGGGATGGAACACCATCAAATGGAGTGGAGCATACAGTATATGTTACTCTAGACAATGAATATATTGTACCAGCAAGCGGAAGTTTTACAAATTATACAGCTGCAGCTGGGTCCGCTAGCTTCGCATTAGGAGCTTATATAACAACAACAGGAACAGCTGTCAAAGTAAACCCAAACGGTTCTTTAGCAGCAGGAACTTCTATACTAGAATATTGGGTAGTAAATACTGCAGGAACAAAAACAGCACTCGGAACACCTGCGGATACAAACGCAAAATTTGATAGAGTAAGAGTGCACCAAGGAGCATACTCAGCAAGCACAACTTATAATGCTTTTACAGATGATAAACTAAATGATATTGTTACTTTTGCAAGTTCGGGTCTAACCCATGTTTGGAAAACAAAAGGCACACATGCAGGAAGAACTCCAGGCTTTAGTGATTTTTGGAGAAGAGCAGATGAATGTGGAAAAACATTAAAATCTTGCGGAAAAAGATTTGGATTTTCACCTGCAAATGCAAGTTCAGCAGCCTCAAGAGCATTTGCAGCAATCAATACTACAGTAACACTACCATTTGGAGCTTTTCCAGGCTCAAAGAACTTTAAGTGAAATTTCTCGATGAAATATTTGCTCAGGCAGCTGCCGAGGCACCTCGTGAAATGTGTGGACTTATTGTTGAGGAAAATAACAAAGAAAAATATATTCCTTGTGAGAATATATCCACAGAAGAAAATCAATTTGAAATTGACGGAAAGGTTTTAGGCAAGTATCAGTTAATTTCTAAAATAAAATATATAGTCCATAGTCACTACAACCAAAATTGTCATCCGAGCAAGTATGACAAAGACATGGCAAAAGCATTACAGATACCATATTTAATCGTATCATACCCAGATAAAGGAGTAGAAATATATGACCCACGTTAAGCTAATGGGAGAACTCGGAGAAAAGTTCGGAACGGACTGGCATATGGCCACGTCCAGCTTTCGTGATATATTTAAACTTATAGACTGTCAGACAGAAGGATTCCGAGACTACATTAGAGAAAGTGCAGATAAAGGAATCGATTTTAACATTATAAACGGAGAAGATTTATTAGAAGATGGGTATTCAGTAATATTAGAAAAACCTCAAGATCTTGTAATTATAACTCCAACAGCAGCTGGAGCCGGTGGTAGTGACGTATTAAAAGTAATAGTAGGAGCAATACTATTTTTTTACGGATTTCAGTATATATCAAAATTTGACTGGGCAAAAACAGCTGAGGTCACTACTGAAGTAGGGGGCGCAAGCACAACTACAGTAGGAGGAAGTACGCAGCTAAGCACATACGGAAAAGTAGCAACTTGGGGAGTACAATCTCTAGGTGTAGGACTAGCAATGTCGGGTGTAGTAGGCTATATGACACCAGAAAGCCCTTCAGAAGCTGGAGACAGTTATCTCTTTGACGGACCACAAAATAATACAAAACAAGGTGTTCCAGTTCCTTTACTATATGGACAACTCATAGTAGGCGGAGCAATTACAAATTTCGGATTCATAGATAGTAAAATAAGCTATCAACAAACAGGATATACAGTTATTTCACCAGATTCAAGTTCACCTGCTGGCTCATACGGAGACACAGGACAAGATGCGGGTGGACATAACAGAGCAGGGGGAGGCGGAAATGGAGCGTCAGCACAACAAAAATGAAAAATTTAGGTAGATTTTATAACTTAACAAATGGTGGTCAAGCTGAAGGAGCAGGAACAAGCTCGGGCATAGTAAATAATCCAAACGAATATCAAACAGCTGTTGTATACGATCTTATATCAGAAGGTCCAATTCAAGGACTTGTAAATGGTACTGACTCTATTTATCTTGATAAAACTGCAGCAACCATTGGATCAATTGGAACAAAGCATAATATTGCAGAAAGTTTAGACGTTTCATTTACAGCAAGTTCTCTTACTATTGTAGACAATGTAAATAGCATGTTTAGTGGACTTAACGTACTTGATGGTGATAGATTTATTACTATAGCAGGAGCAAAGAAAGCTATCACTAATGGGCTTAGCATGACAAAAGGCAGCTCTACCGTAACGGCAGGATCTAGTTTTTTTAATTCAAATGATCGTTATATACCTGGCACTGTTGATGGCATGAAACAATATGTAACAGTAGCAGGAGCAGGGGTAAATGGAGGAGTTCTTCGTTCAGAAATAATCGCTTTTACTTCCGCCACTTCTGTACAACTAGCTTTACCAGCAGTAACCACAGTATCAAACGTTAGCGGAACAGTAGATAAAGTCGGAAAAATAGCATCAATTACAAATGCT